TTATCAATGCTGATGAAGATCATAATTTATTAATATTTGCACCAAATGGCACAACGGTAGCTGCTAATGCAAATGTAAACGTTACAGGAACTCAAATAAATATAACAGAGGGGTTAGCTGGAGCTGTAATAACTGCCAATGCAAATGTAAATGTAACTGGGTCTCAGTTAAATTTTGTAGCTGGTTCTGTTACCGCTGGCTTGTTAATAGAAGTACCAGTTACAGGTTCACAGGTAAACTTTACTATTGGCAACGAAATACCAACTGGAGATGCTAATGTTTCAGTTACTGGATCACAAATTAATTTATCACCCGGTCAAGTAGATATAGCTTTTGGTTATAATGTAACAGGATCTCAAGTAAATTTTAATACAGGTCAAGTAACTATTACAGGAAGTGCAGTTGTAAACGTTACTGGAATTAGGTTGAATTTGACAGTAGGATCTGTTAATATTCAAGCTTGGGCAGAAGTACAAACAGGGGCTTCTAATATTTGGACTCCAGTTGACTTAGCTGCATAAATGTATTATTTAAACAAAATATAGGAGCATAAATGGCATCAAGTTATTCTACAGACCTCAAGATAGAACTAATGGTCACTGGCGAAAATGCTGGTACCTGGGGTGATAAAACTAATGACAACCTAAACGTAATCCAACAAGCTATTGCTGGATACGGAGAACAAAGTATAGCTGGAGGTGCTCAAACCACAGCTTTAACTATTGCAAATTCACCAACATTATCTGTTGCAAGAAATATCGTAATCAAATTAACAGGAACAATTACAGGAAACCAAATCGTTACAGTTCCAAACGGAATTGAAAAAACTTGGATTGTATCAAACGGTACAACAGGTGTATTTACAGTAGAATTTAAAACAGTTAGTGGAACAGGTACTACTTGGTCTACAACTGATAAAGGAATTAAAATATTATATTCAGATGGAACAAATATAAACGCAGTAGATATTACTACGTTATCTGGAACAGTTGCTTCTGCACAAATTGCAAATCTAGCAGTGACATCTTCTAAGCTTGCATCATTTGCAGTCACATCTGCAAGACTTGCATCATTTGCAGTTACAACTTCAAGACTTGCAACAAATGCTGTTACAGCTATTAAAATTACACAATCAACAATTACACAATCAAAACTAGCAGCAAACTCCGTTGGAGCAAATCAATTGATTTCAACTGGTGTTACAGCTGCATCTTATACATCAGCAACAATTACAGTTGATGCTGATGGTCGTATCACTGCTGCATCTTCTGGATCAGCTGGGGCTGGAATGGGAATACCTACTTTGTATTCTGTAGGACCATCATCAGGAACTTACACTGCTACGCCAACTGCTAACAGAATGGGTGTATACATGTATGCTGCTGGCGGAGGTGGAAGAGGAGGTAATGGTCCTGGAACAGGGGGAGGGGGTGGATTTGGATTCTATAATAAACCTATAGTACAACCTTTTTCTCAACCTTATGCTGTTGGAGTAGGGGGTTTCTTTAACGAACCCTCGGGGACTGCAAATGCTGGAGGTGCTTCGAATTTTACAAATGTAGGAACTGTTAATGGTGGAGCAGGGGGTATTAATGGGGGCACGGGTACTGCTGGTAATGCACCTGGTGCATCCTTAACTTATCCAACAAGAAGTTTTGTAGTTGGGGGTAGTTTTGGTTCGGGAGGAGCTGCTGGATCAAATCCAATGGAGGGAATGGGATCAGGTGGGGCTACCGGTACAGCAGGTGTTTTGGTTATATTTGAAAATACAGGGACTTAAAATATGAGTTATTTTGTTTTTTTAAAAGATATGGATAATGTTGAAGGATCGATTTATAAAATTGCTGAAAATCAATCTGATTTAAATAATTTAAATATTACACCTTCTATTTATAAAATAATTGAAGATTCCCAAGAAAATTTTAATGCTGTGAAATTAAATATAAAATTTCCACTTAAATATACAGGTAATACTATTATTTTTATTAATGTAATTAATAATTATTCAACTAAAAGACCTTTAGAAGAAGAAATAAATAATTTTAAAAATCAAATAAAACAATTTACAGATAACAACCCTAACCATCCATTGTTTAATTTATGGAATAATTATTACAATCAATTAAATAATTTAAATTTGGATAATATAAATTATCCATTAAATATATCATTGATGCAGTATTTTAATGATTTAGGACAACCTTCATATAATATTTTACAAATCCCTTAAAAAATGATACTTTTGTATCATGTTTGATAAAGAAATAGAGTTTAGTGCTCATGAAGATTATTTTGCACGTAAAGAAGATTATCCAATTCTAACAAAATTTAATATACCAGAATGGTTTAAAAATTTAGAGCATAATGTACAAAACATAACTATCAAAGGATGTATGCCTTTTTTAGATACATTAACTTCAGGGTATTTATTAAAAATGCCACAAGATTTTAATCTAAGGCACAATGTAGATAGTAAAAATGAAAAAGGAGAAGATTTTAAAGATTCCCTTCAAACATTTGGACTTCATGATCAATCACAATTATTACGTGCTAAATATATAAATTTAAATTCTGGAATTGACGTACATCCAATAGGACAAGTAGAAGGATCCCCTTTTATTGAAAAAAATAAAAATTTACCTTTTTATAAAATAATAAATCCATGGAAAATAAAAACACCAAAAGGTTATTCTTGTTTATTTGTCCCACCATTAAATAATGCAGACGATAGATTTTCAATTATCTCTGGAATTGTAGACACAGATACGTTCCCAAATGAAATAAATTTTCCAATTGTTATAAATGGAGATAAATATCCTATATTAGAAACAACAATTAAAAAAGGAACACCTTACGCTCAGGTAATACCTTTTAAAAGAGATCGTTGGAAAATGACATTTAGATCAAAGAAACAAAAAGAAATACAAAATTCTAGGCTTTTTTATGGATTGAGTTTGTTAAATAGATATAAAGATAAATTTTGGAATAAAAAATCATGGAGATAAAAAATTTTATAAAAATTTATGATGAAGTGCTACCTTGGAATGTTTTGTCAAATTTAATTCGTTTTGCTAATGTTTCTAATTTTAATGAAGCTAAGATTGGTGGTGGGGATCATAATAAAAAAGACTTTAATGTTAGAAGAACATACACATTGGCTTTATCTAATTTAGATAATTCAATATCTAATGTTCATTGGTTTAATTTATTACATGCTTATTTTAATCAAAATTTAAAACAATATAAATTTGATGCTAATATTTTAGATTATGATTACAGAAACATTTTTGATATTGAAATTTTAAAATATGAAAATACTGGTTTTTATACTTGGCATGTAGATCATTTTGCAGGTATTCCAAGAACAATGAGTTGTATATTATTATTAAATAATGATTACGAGGGTGGAAATTTGTGTTTTAGAAATCCAGATGGATCTGGAGAGTGGGAAGTAGAAGTTAAACCAAATAGAATGATTATTTGGCCAAGTAATTTTTTATACCCACACACAGTTAAACCAGTGACGAAAGGAAAAAGGTATTCAGTAGTAGCATGGGCACTTTAAAAGATTTTAAATATAAATTAATCAAAAATTTCTTAACTCAAGAAGAAATTAAATTATTAACTGATTACTGTAGGATAAAACACAGAATAAATTTTGATTCTTTTGATTTTGATCAAAATGATAATGGAGATACTTTTTTTTATGGAGATCCATTGATGGAATCTTTAATGGTTAATAAATTAGAATTAATGCAAAAAGAAACTGGTTTAGAATTACTTCCTACCTATGCATTTTGGAGAATGTATACAACAAATGCTGATTTAAAAAAACATAAAGACAGACCGGCTTGTGAAGTAAGTGTGACTGTTATGATTGGATCTGATGGAGCACCTTGGCCGATATATATGGATGGAACAGAAATAAATATGGAACCGGGAGATGCTGCAATATATTTAGGATGTGAAATAGAACATTGGAGAAAAGAATTTAAAGGAGATTGGCAAGCTCAGACCTTTTTACATTACGTAGATGCAAACGGTCAAAATAAAGAATGGTCTAAGGATAAAAGAATATTATACGGAACAAAAAATAATGGATGAAATTTTTAATAAAAAAATTGAGTTAGATACTTTTATTTTAATAAATGAAATAAATAATTTTAATTTAATTGATCAACTAATAGAGGATGTAAAAGAGGGAATTAAAACATCAAGTGTTAGTCGAAAAACAAATGTAAAAGGGGAACACACAGAATTTGATTATTTAGTTTCCAATCCAACTTTTCATAAATTTTTAAAAATAATACAACCCTCAATTTATAAAATATATCAAGAAAATTTTTTAATAAAAGAAGTTTGGGGAAATATATATTCAAAAAAAAGTGATTATGCTCTATTACATACACATGATGATTCTGCTTTTTGTGGAATACTGTATTGCACTGACGGACCAGGTCCTGGAACTTATTTTAGCCAATACGATTTATTAATTAAAGAAAAAAAAGGAAGATTTGTTTTATTTCATCCTAAACTTTTACATGAAGTAACGCAGTATGATTATAAAAGCGATAGAATAACAATAGCCTGGAATTTTTCTTCAACAAAAAAATGGATTAATTATGATAATGTTTATTTTGTAGGAGAAGATAAAAAAATAATATTATGATTCTTTTACTTTTTTCAGGTGGTGTTGAAAGCACAGTTTTACTAAAATATTTTTTAAAAGACACTAAGAAATTAGTATATGTTTTATATACAGAACTTGGTTATGATGATGTTTCTAAAAAAAGAACACTAGAACAAACAAAAGCAGCCACTAATGTATTAAATTACCTTAAAAAAAATTACAGAGATTTTAATTATGGCACAGTAAAAATAAACTTAAATAATGTAACTAGACAACAGCATTTAAAAAATGGTTTTGGATTTGATGAGCAATGGAATATATTTTTTGCAAGTATATATGCAAAATTAAATGGTATTAAAGATATATGGATAGGTCAATTTTCTTATAATGATTATCATAGAATTGAATTTAATTTGAATCCTTTAAGTTGGTATTACGATGGTACACTTGAAAAATATGCATTGTTAGGATCTGGATTAGACTTTAATTTTTGTAAAGATTTAAAAATTAATTTTCCTTCTAGAAATTTTAAGAAGGAGGGTATTGATTTTTTTAAAAACAAGAAAGAAGCGTTTAATTATTTAGAACCAGAATTAAAAAAATTAATAAGATCTTGTGAAGGAGAAGAAAAATTTTGTGGTAAATGTTTTAAATGCACTCAATATATTAAATACGAAATGAAAAATGATTAGAATAATAGATAATTTTTTAGAAAAAGATTTATCAGAGTATCTTGAACAATATTTTTTAGAAATACCACATAATTATGGGCATTCTTCATTAGGTTTCGGTAAGGGTAGTAGTTTTTATCAAGCTAATTTAAATCCTTATGATCCATTAATCAAGTTTTTATGTTTAAAAGTACAGAAAAAAGTAGAACATAAATTGGGTTTTTTAAGAGTTTATATAAATATTCACTATTCTAATATGCCTGGAGAATTTCATGAAGATGATGGAGACACTACAATACTTTTAATGACATCTAAAACTTTACAAAAAGGTTCGGGACAATTTCAAGTCCAAATAAATAATGATATTAATAATATACAGCCAGTTGATTTTATACAAAACAGATTAATTATATTCCCAGCACTATGGAAACATAGGGGGTTAGACCCAATTGAGCATGCGACTCCTAGAATAACACTTGCTTTTAAAACACAAAAAATTTAATATATCATATGAAATTTAAACAGTATAAAGACGGTTCTTGCGACATAGAATTTTCTTGGAAAGAAAGAATAACTCTTTTTAGAAAAGGAAAACTACATTTATCTGATGAAGGTTTAAAGAATTTTGGAAATAACCTTGTTAAAATGGTAATGGATTGGCAAATTAAATTTAAAGAAGACATTGCTAATAAGCAATCTTTTACAGACACGAAAATAGAAGGAAAATGAAATATAATATTTTTTTTGATGGTATTTTAGTTTTTTAAGATAATTCTTGCTTGAATAATTTAAATAAATGATCATAATAACTAAAATCAAAGATTTTGAAAAATTTAATGTAAAACTTTTATCTTTAATAGATAAAATACCAAACAACCCTTTAATTGAATTTAACGACAACATAACTCACACAGATTTTAATTTACCAAAAAACTTTAAAAGAGAATATTTGGATTACTTTTTAGAATTTATAAAACCATATTTATTAGAAATGTGCGCTAAATTACATACTAAAAAAATTGAAGTGTCAAACGCATGGTTTCAACAATATACTAAAAATTCCTTACACCAGTGGCATACTCATCCAAACACCCATTTTACAAATGTTTACTTTGTTGAACTTCCTTTTAAATCATTAGGGACTGAAATTTTAAACCAGGATAATTTATACTTGAATGAAGGGGATTTACTTACTTTTCCAGCATATAATTTTCATCGTTCACCTATAAATTTATCTGAAAAAAGAAAAACAATTATATCATTTAATTCTAATATTTATGATTTTATTAAAAATTAAATTTAAAAATAAACATATGCAAAGCGGTATGTGGGGTAAAGAAATTAAAGATGGGTTTTATGTTATAAGAAATAATAATGATCCTAGTATTCCAATAGAAGAATACCACAAATACTCATACAAAATGAAAACATCCATAGATTTAGATAACTTTGATTTTTACAGAGATTATTCAAGTATTTAAACTCATTGATATATAAGGTATAATGATTTATGCCTTTAAAAAAAATACCGGTAGCACCAGGATTTGACAAACAAGATACAGCATCCCAAGCAGAAGGTCGTTGGATAGATGGTGATAATGTACGTTTTCGTTATGGAAGCCCTGAAAAAATAGGGGGTTGGTCAGAAATATTAGCAGATACTTTAGTAGGCGCTGCTCGAAACCAATGGATATGGGCAGATTTAGACGGCAATAGATATGCTGCAATTGGAACTAATAAAGTATTAGCTATTTACTTTGAAGGTGCATTTTATGATATTACACCCTTAGATACAGCACTAACTTCTTGTACATTTAATACTCAAACCGGATCAGCAACTGTTACAGTTAACAAAGCAGGTCATGGATTATCAGTTGGAAGAATTGTAAGATTTAGTGCAGTTACACCACCAACAGGATTTGTATTAGCTGATTTTACAAATGCTTTTGAAGTTCAGACAACTCCAACATCTGGAACATTTACAATAACTATGCCTTTAGTTTCCTCTGGCACTGCATCAGCTTCTGGATCTGCAACTTGTAATCCTTACTTTGATTTTGGTCCATTTGGTCAAACGTACGGATATGGTTATGGTACATTTAACTGGGGTGGATTTAGTTCAACTGTTACTCAAACGGCAATAGATCAAGGTGGAGGTATAGATAATGTAGTTACAACTATTCCAGTAGATTCTACAACAGGATTTGCCTCAACAGGAACAATATTAATAGGATCAGAATTAATTACTTACTCAGGTAAAACTGCAACAACTTTTACAGGAGCTACTAGAGGAGCAGAAGGAACAACTGCTGCAGCTCACGCAGACAATGTGGTTGTATACGATGCGGCAACTTTTGTTGGTTGGGGTGAAGCTTCTCAAGTACAAACTTCTATAAGATTAGATCCTGCAAATTGGTCGTTAGATAACTTTGGTCAAATATTAATAGCAACAATGCATAATGGTCCTACATTTACTTGGGATCCATCAGCTGCAAATGCACTACAAACAAGAGCAGTTATCAATGCTTCAATGCCTCAAACATCTGTTATGACTATAGTTTCAGACAGAGATAGACATTTAATACATCTTGGTACTAATGAAACATTACCAGGCGGTACTCAAGATAAAATGCTTATAAGATTTTCAGATCAAGAAGACTTTAATGTCTATGCTCCAACTTCAACTAATACTGCAGGTACATTTAGATTAGATGCTGGAACAAAAATTGTAGCAGCAGTTAGAGCCAAAGATTATATATTAATACTTACAGATGATGCTGCTTATTCAATGCAGTTTGTAGGTCCACCTTTTACATTTAGTATTAGAAAAGTTGGATCTAATTGTGGATGCCTTGGTCAGCATGCAGTGGTCTTTGCACAAGGTATTGTGTTCTGGATGGGTGATTCTGGAGGATTCTTTGCATTTGATGGCACAGTTGTATCTGTTCCAAGTTTAGTTGAGGATTTTGTATTTGCAACAACAGGTGATAATTTAGGTATTAATTACGATGCAAGCGAAACAGTGTTTGCAGCTCATAATAGTTTGTTTCAAGAAATCATGTGGTTTTACACTAAAGCAAATTCAACTGAAATAGATAGAGTAGTAACTTATAATTACGGTGAAAAAGTTTGGACAACAGGCACTATGGCTAGTGCTACAGTTGGTTCTCAATCTAGAACAACATGGTCAGATGCAGCAATCTATGATCATCCTCATGCAACTAAATATATCGCGGCAGCCACGCCAACATTCCCTATAGTAAATGGTGTATCAGCAGGTGCTTCTGTTTATTATGAACATGAAGTAGGGGTAAATGAATTAACATCTACTGGAGTGGAGACAGCAATACCAGCAAACATTAGATCAGGGGATTTTGATTTAGATGTTGATGGAGACGGAGAATACTTCTTATCGGTTAAACGATTTATACCTGATTTCAAAACATTAGATGGTGATTGTAAAGTAACATTATTTTTAAGATCTTACCCAGCAGATACTACAGTTGCTAAAGGCGAGACATTTATAGGTCCTTTTACAGTTAATTCAAGCACAGATAAAATAGACACGCGCGGGCGCGCGAGGTTAGCTAGTATTAAAATAGAAAACGATGCAGTAAATACTAATTGGCGATATGGTATTTTTAGAGTGGATATACAACCAGACGGAAGAAGATAATGGCTAAAATAGATTTTTATGTACCAGAACCATCAGAGGTGTATAACAAAGATACACAACGACAAATTATACAGGCTTTAGATACATTGAAAGATCAATTAAATACAAGTTATAATGAAGAAACTAAAGAAGAATTACAAATTTTTA